CCTTTTTCGGCGCTAAAAATGGACTGGAAAAAAACCACGCTCGACTACTGCAAGCAATTGACGAGCGGCAAGCTGCCAGCTGGAGCGACAATCAAAGCTAGCGCAGCCAGGTTTTTGGCTGACGTAGATTCCGATTCGTTTTATTGGGATTGGCAAAGGCATGACGAGGCTTGCGAGTTCATAAGCTCATTAGAGTTAACTGATGTCGGTTCACAATTTGCCGTGCAGCCTTTTCAGGCGTGGATCCTGGCGCTTATTTATGCCCGCCGGCAGCCTGAGCCCCCGCACCACCCAGCGAGCCGCATTCTGTTTATTGAGGCGGCACGCGGGGCCGGCAAATCGACGTTTGCGGCTGCGCTGTTCATACATGAACTGGTAAGCAATGAAAAACAAATCACGCTGGATTTGGGGTCTTTAACCCATCAGATCGCCGGCATATCAAAACGGATTGCTTCCAGTTTTGCCGACCAGATCGGTGAACCGCTGAGAGTCAACTACGCTAAAGACCTAGATGCGATTACGAACAAGGAAACGAAATCGACTATTCGTACGCTTACGGCGAGGGAAGATAGGTGGAACGGGGCTAGTCCACTAATCTGCTACGTGGACGAGGCTGCCCATATCCCAAGTGACATTCTTTCGATGGCGCTAACGGGAATGGCCAAGCGGCAGGATTCGATACTAATCACGTTCAGTACACCTGATTCAGATCGCACGCGCCCGTACTACAACTTGCGTGATGTAGCAGCTAGGGACACGATAAACGGTGAAGCTGATGCGGATACCTGGGCGCTGTGCTGGAACATCGATGATGATGATCCGGTCTGCTGTGATCGAGATATTGTGATCAAGGCCAATCCGGGGCTGGATGTTTCTGGACCACACATGCCAGCTATCCGCAGAAACTATGAAACGATGTACGAGAACGGCAGTGCTGAAAAACGCAGTGCGTTTGTGCGGGAGCATTTGTGTCGGTTTGATGACAACGTTTCGACGTTTGTTGATATGGACCAATGGGACCAGTGCCAAGGAAGGCCGGTGCTTCCGCATGGTGATCGAATTTATGTTGGCATTGATTTGTCTCGGGGCGGGGAAGGCGTGCGCACCGATGTTTGTTCGATTTGTGCGCTGCGGATGCACGACGGCAAAGCGCATTTACGCCTGCGCCATTTCCTGCCTGATGAGGATCTCGAAAAGCATGAAAAGCTGACAAAAATGCCGCTCCGCGATTGGGCACAGCAAGGGGTGCTGACACTTTGCCCGGGGAATTGGATTGATCCGATACAGATCACAAGAGAAGTGCAGGCTATTGCAGGTGAATTTGACATGATCGAATGTGGGATTGATGCCTGGACATTCAACGCAGATCTTAAATCAGTTTGGGAAAACGACTACAGATGGCCGGTTCAATACAAGGGACAGCCGCAGAAAATCACGCAGGCGTGTGGTTGGCTGATGGATGCAGTAAAAGGGAACAAGCTTGTGCATGACGGTGACCCCATGTTGCGCAAGGCGTTGTTAAATGTTGTGCTTCGACAGGCTCCATCCGGCGCACTGCGCCCATGTAAAAACAGCACGGCCAGCATGATTGATCCGCTAATGGCTATGCTTTTTGCAATCAGTGCCGCTTGCGATAATGCCGGCAGCCGGCCAAGCATGTACGCTGGAAATGACATTGCTATATAGTTGCAAGCGCTTCTGCATGTTATTATGCCGTAAAGCCTTTTCGGGGGATTAGGTCATCGGTTTACGCAGCATCGCAAATCGTATTTTGGGGGGATCCACAAACACAAATTGGTGGTTGTGGCGGACCCCTGATTACGCGAATTACACAAGCACAACCGCGCTGAAGCTGCCGGCTGTTACGCGTGCTATAAAAATGATCACTGGCGATGCATCGCGATTGCCAATCATGGTGCAGCAAAAGGCCGGCGAGAATTGGGAAACCATAGATACAACGCGTATTGGTGACCTTATGAATAGGTCGCCTAACCCGATGCTGAGCGCTAACGAATGGCGAGCCTGGCTGTTCCGTGATCTATTGATCTATGGCAACCACTGTTCTGTTTTGATACGTAATGGTGCTGGCCAGGTTGAATCCATCGAGCCGCAAACGTTCGGCACTTGGTCTGTCAATTTCAATCCGCACAAATGGGCGCTGAGCTACAACGTCGCTGGTGGTGGCCAGGTTTTGCCGAGCGAAGTGCTGCACGTTCGTTTGGACGGTGAGCAGCCTTTTTGGGGCACATCGCCACTGGAACAGCATGCGTCTGTGTTGAAGGGGATTTGCGCGCAGTATGAAGCTGCAGAACGTACATTTACCTCCACGCTCGGGAAGGTTGCTCTAAAAACCGATGACCAGCTGAGCCCGGAAGCGGTTGAACGCATACAAGAAAAGTTTGCGGAAACGCATGGCCAGGCATCAAGTTGGTCAAGCCCAATCGTTACTGGCGGCGGCATGGAAGCAAAAGTCTTCCAGAACGAACTATCCCGGAACGAATACGTCGCAAGCCAGAACTATGGCGTGGCCGATGTCGGGCGTATATACGGCATACCGGCGAGCATGCTATATGCGACAGACCAGGCTGGTGTAACTTCAAGCGGCACGGCGCAGCGAGAAGTGCACGGCTACATCGAGACTTGCCTTCGGCCAATTTTGGCACGTTTTGCGGAGCATGTAGCGCTCAAAATTTTGCCAGGCAACAGGCGGATCGTTTTCGATACGCGTGCGCTTAGCCGAGGTAGCTACGGGGAAGCGGTTGCCAGTCTACGCCAGGCAATTGACGCTTCGATCATTACTCCAGCAGAGGCAAGGCAGGCTTTGGAATTGTCGCCAGCGCCTGCAGAATTTGGCCTTGACGAGTTTGTCATCAGTAAAAACTACACGCAGCAAAGTCCTGCCGGCGCGGACGATGTTGGTATAGACCAATCAGCAGGTGTTGAATGATGGAATACAGATACGCTGAGCCCATCAAAATGCATGCAGGCAATACTTTTCGCGGAACTGCAATCAAATGGGACGATTCGACAGAACCGCTTGAGGAATTGAATGGTTATCGCGAAACGTTTGCAGCAGGCGCTCTAAGCTGGAATGACCACACTGCGATGTACATGGGTCACCGCTATGAAGGGCAAATTCCTTTGGCTCGCGTGGGCGCTGCTACGTTGTCGCTTCGGTCTACTGCAAGTGGATTGGAATTTGAAGGCAAACTTCCTGATTGGGCTGGCAGTATCAGCGAGGCGCTGCAACGTGGCGATTTGTCCGGCGCTGTGTCGATTGGATTTATGGCAGATGAAAATGGGTCGGATTGGAATAATCGAATACGCCTACGCACTGTGCAAAAGGCGCATTTGCACCATATAGCTATCGTGCCACAGGGTGCCTACCCCAGTGCACAAGGGAGCCTCACTAGATGACTTCGCTTGAACTCCGGGAGCAGAAGACTGCTCTTTGCGCTGAGGAGCGCAAGATTTTTGAAGCTGCGCAGGAAGAGAACCGCGCATACACCGTTGACGAACTTGAAAAGATCGAGCGAATCGAACAGGACATTCGCGAAATTGATAGCAAGTATGAAGCGCTCCGGCAGGAGGAGGCTGCGGCAGCAGTCGAGGCACGCATGGCGGCGCCGGTTGGTGGTTCGTTCACGATGTCCGGGACCATGGGCACCGATAGTGGTTCGGAAGGTCCTGGCGTGGAGCAGACTGAATCTAGATGGATTCGGAACATGCTCGAAGGACGTACTACGCAAACCACGAGCAACCTTGGTGCAGTCATTCCCAAGCCACTGCAAAACAGAATGATCCAGCTGCTGGACCGCGTTTCTGCTGTTCGCCAAGCTGCTGAGGTTTATTCTGTGGCAAGTCCGCAGAGAGTTCCCCGGCAGACCGGCTATGGTACTTCTCTGCAGAAGGTTGCCGAAGCTGGTGCGTTCACCGCATTCGATCCGCAGCTGGACGAAATCGACACTGGGCAGAAGCTGGCCAAGGGTGCTGGTATTTGCACGCTGTCGAATGAACTGCTTTTCGATTCACTTTTCGACATTGAATCTTTTGTCATGAACATGCTGGGCGAACAGGCCGGGCATCTGCAGGAAGGGCAGTTCATTTCGGGCAACGGTT